TTTTAACAAAGTTTGTTAAAACAATAATATATTTGTTATAAAATAATAATAAAATGGCTATACCATCAAGACCCATAGGGCAAGATCCTCAATCCCAATTGCTTTGGAACATCTCTAAGCAAATGGAACAGTTGATTGGACAGGTTGGAGCTGTAGTTAGAAATACTGCAGGACTTACTACTACTACAACCACAACTACTACAGTAGCACCAACAACAACCACAACTACTACAGTATAATATAAATTAAACCAACAACTACATGAAGGAATTAAAGTTTATCTGCGCCCAGCCTGATGATTCGTATTATACATGGCAGGTTCATCTATGGTTAGAAAGCTTAAGAAACATTGGACATTCAGATAAGGCTATTGTCCTCATCTTTATCCCATCATTCAGAGAGAAGAATGAGAAGTGGCAACAGGTCGTAGACCTCTATCCAGAAGCAGAGTTTGCTTTCTACAAGGATCAAGATGGTGTAAGTGAGAAGTTAGGAATCTATATTCCTGTATTACGACCTTACTCATTGATGCGTTATTGGCAAGATCATCCAGACATGAAAGACAAAGCAGTATTCTACTGCGACTCTGATGTCTTGTTTACAGATAAATTTAATGTTGATGCATATATTGATGATGATGTAAACTATCTATCAGATACCAATAGCTACATTAACGCTTCATATTTTGATAGTAAAATACATCAAGTGCTTCCAGAAAGATTGGAAGCATATAAAGAGCTAGATGTTCTTGAAGATATTGCCACACAGTGTAATATATCAAGAGCAATAGCAGAAGAAAACAATGACCACTCAGGAGGTGCCCAATATTTGTTAAAGAATATTGATGTTATATTCTGGGAGAAAGTGTTACGAGATTGCATTACAATACGTAGTTATTTATTAAATATAAACAGACTATATTTCAAGGATGAATCTTCAGGCTTTCAAAGTTGGTGTGCTGACATGTGGGCTGTTCTCTGGGCTATTTGGTATAGAGGTGGTGTCACTAAGAATTTACCTGAACTAGAATTCTCTTGGTCATCAGATCCTATTGAGAAGGTACATAGGTTAGGCATATTACATAACGCTGGTATTGTCAATAAAGATATGGGTGACTACCCAGCGTTTTACAAAGGTGAGTATCATATGGGTAAAGATCCATTTCAAGATCCTCATTTAGAATTAGTATTCAATGATCCAAGAGCTCAAAAGAAAGGTACACACTACTATGTTGAGCAAATGATGAAATTAAAATATAAATACAAATTAAATTATTAATAAAATGGCAATTCAGAGAAATTTAAAAGCATTTGTTCGCTACGATGGTAGTGGAAGGGTTGTCGCAGGCAGCCTTATTCTGAGAAAGAACAAGCCAAAGGTAGGTAGATGGTTAGAGATTCCAGCATATGAGTGCTGTAATTACGTTCCTACAACTACGACTACTACTACAGCTAGTCCAACGACAACGACTACTTCTACTAGCACGTCTACTTCTACGACTACTACAACCACAACAGCTAGTCCAACAACTACTACCACAACTACAGCAGTAGAACCTACTACTACCACTACAACTACAACAGCTGAGCCTACTACCACTACAACTACCACTATACCAACACCAGGTGATTGTTTCTGTTATACAATATCTAATGAAACAGCAGGAACACTTTTATATTCATATACAGATTGTGGTAGTGAATTTGTAAGAGCACCTATTAATGCAGATACAATTTCAATTGTATGTTCTTCTACAGCTGTAACAGGAGATGATGGACTTATAATCACTGGTGGAACTGTTTCTTGTAGCAATTCAGAAGGTTGTTCAGTAGAACCTACTCCTACAACAACTACGACGACAACAACAGAGGCTCCTACAACAACTACTACTACAACAAGTGGTGTATCTTCACAAAGTGCAATTGGTGCGTTTGATGCAAATGATGCATGTTCTGGATCAGGAGGATCAGCAACAGCTATAACTTTATATTATACTGGAAGTCTAGGAAATGGAACAGCACTATATTCAGATGCAGCTTTAACTATAGGATATGATAATCAGGTATATGGTGATTATGTTAGACTATATTTCCAAGGTGAGGATCAAGTTTGCACTATGAGTGGAAATATTATCCAAAGCTATGTAGCTTGTTCTACTACTACAACAACGACAACTACTACTGTAGCACCTACTACAACTACAACGTCTACGTCTACTAGTACGACTACAACTACTACAACAGTAGCCCCTGGATATTACACTTGGAATCTTTATACTAATCAATCTAATTTAACTACAACTAATATTTGTAATAATACAGCACCTTTAGTTACTCTATACACAAGTGTTGCTTCATTAGGCGTAGGTGTAATATTGTATACTGATACAGCATTAACTACACAATATATAATAAACAATACACCTAGTGGTGGATGTGTTGGACTTGGAACACCAGGAAGCACAGTATGGGCAAGAGGTAGTTTCCCAGGAACTGGTGAAATTCAAGGAACTGCAGGCACTTGTTAAAACACTAAAAAATAAATAGAGCACATCATAAAGGGTGTGCTCTATATAAAATATAAAAACATGGCAAATAGCAATAATCAATTAAAAGCATACGTTCGTTTCGATGGAACAGGACGTATTGTACCAAGCAGCTTAATCTTACAAAGATTTAAGCCTAAGGTTGGTAACTGGCAAGAAATTCCAGCAACAGAATGTTGTACACCTACTCTTCCTTCAAACTGTATTGAGTTTGTTGTAAACACAACAGAAACAACAGAATTTATATTCAGCTTTAACACTACAGGACCTATCAACTTCACTATTGATTGGGGTGATGGTACAACACATCCTGATTCAGGAGGTGGTGGATTCTACGAAGAGTCACATACATATCCTCAACAGGGTACACAATACACAGCTAGGATTTGTTTTGACACTCCTGAGGACGTTCTAGAGTTAAGCTTTTATGGTAACGACTAAATACAACTAAAAATGGCAGCAGTAATAACATCAATAACAGGTTTACAAAACCTACCCAATCTGCGAGACTTTAATGCAGATTGGAATTCACTAACTACAGTAAATCTATCTGGACTTGCAAATCTATTATATGTAGATATAAGTGATAATTATGTACTTGATGCTAGTGGTGATTCATCTTTAACTAGTGTTAATCTATCTGGTTGTACAGCTTTAGAAGAACTTCGTTTGGACGATAGTGATTTCTCAGCTGGCATTCCTAGCCTTGCAGGACTTACTAGTTTGACTAACCTTGATCTGGATCAATGTCTTATAACAGGAGCTTTAGATCTTTCTATGCTTTCTGCACTAGAAAGCTTTGATCTTAGTAATAACACTGGTTTAACATCAGTGACATTACCTGCATCAAACATTAACGATGCTAATCTTTATGGCACTGCTCTTTTACCTGCAGTTGTAAATACTATATTACAACAATTAGATGCTAATGGTGTAATAAATGGATATGTAAGCATGGAAGATGGTACAAGTGCTGCTGCAACAGGTGCTGGTATTACAGCTATATACAGTTTAGAAGCTAAAGGATGGCAAGTTTATACAAATGCCCCTACAACTACTACAACAACTACAACTGTAGCACCAAATACATTTAATGTAACTAATAATGGTACAGGAAATTATGTAATAGATGGAGTAGCAAATCCTACATTGAGTTTAGTAGAAGGAGAAGTATATACATTTGTTATAGCTGCAGTTGGACATCCATTCTGGATTAAAACAGTAAGTTCAACAGGTACAGCAAATCAATATAATACTGGGGTAACTAATAATGGAACAGATAGTGGAACAATAACATTTGTAGTTCCAGTTGGTGCACCTGCTACGCTATATTATAATTGCCAATACCATTCTGCAATGGCTGGTACAATTCTTATAACACCATAATGGCTAAATCATTATTTCCAGAAGAAATGTTAAGTAATGCAACTGGTAGCGAGCTCTCATTAGAGAGTATCGCTGCTAAGCTTACTTACTTTCATGAGCAATTACATCTGACTCACTGGCAAACAAAAAGCTATGCACAACATCAATCCACAGGAGCATTGTATGATTATGTACATGATTTCAAAGATGGATTGATTGAGAAACTTATGGGCTATACAGGTAAAAGACCTGGAGCTTATAAAATAGAACCTCTTATAGATTGCACAGCTGAAAAATGTGTATCAGATATAATGTCATTCGCATCATCATTAAAGATGTATGGAGAGAAGAACTCATATCATGATGTATGTAACTTAGCTGATGCATTATCTGGTGAGGCAGCTAAAACTAAATACCTATTAACCTTGTCTTAATGCAAGTAGAGAAGAGATTCTTCCCAAAAATAATGGCTGACAATGATGCAATATATTTCTCGCATCTAGAAGGCATTATAGATTCAGTTGATGAATTATCTACCATGGAAGTTGTAAAACATCCTGATCATTATTCATTTAGAATCGCTCCTTCTCTTCCTATGTATACAAACATGTTAATAGAGGAACTCTTTAAGTTCCATAATAGATTTCAGATCAAACTAAATATGAGTAAGAGCATTAAAACAAATGCAGTTATTTCTTTTGAAATTGATTTGGGATGATTATATTTGTTCAAACTAAACCAAAAATAAAATGCACATAGTAAAAGACGATGAGACAGGCGCTACAGTAGTTCCTGCATACGACCCTTCAAAGAAGTACACTTGGCATCAAGATGCCCAATTCACTCTTTCAGGTAATGAATTTGGAATGATCTTAAACTCATTACGTGGAATTGTTTCTACGCCAGAGGCTAGAGTTATACTAAATGCAGCAAGTGCTGCTGACGTTATTGAAAGTGTGATGGCCAAAGCTGTTGAGACAGGACTAGTTATTGAATATCCAGAACAATAAATGAACATTAGAGAATTTGATATGGGCAAGTACATCTTACTGATTGGTAAGGATGCCACTGACATATTCAAATACTATAAGGTTAAAGAAATGCATGGGCTAAATCTAAAAGATGCTCAAGCAGAAGAGGTTGATAAGACTAAAGGTAATGGTGTATACATCTATGGGTTTACTAATTATGACCCAGCAGATAAAAGGCTAACAGCTAAAGCTCCTTATAAACCTTTTCTGTTTTTAAACATGGGCACATTTAAAAGATATAGTGCTGATGAACAGAAGACAGCTATAATGCATGAAACAATGCACATGGCTCTTCTCCTATATAAATGGGATGCTGAGAAAAAATCAGAAGAAATAGTAACAATGGCTGAAGATGAGGCTAATAAAATCATCAAAAAACTCAAAGGTATTAAAGTTATAAAATAATGGCAAAAATGAAAAAGATGGGTGAGTTATCTGCAGGTGTAGGTTCTCAACCTAAACGTCAAGGACCTGTAGACCCTAAAGGTGCATGGACTAAAGTACAAGAGCGTACATTAGCTGGTACAAAAAGTGGTAAGCCTGTATTGAAAAAAGATAAGCAACTTGGCGCTACCAAGATGGGTGCTAAAAAGAAGAAGTAAAACATGATCTTTGAGCCTGTTAACAGAATAGATGTATCTACACCCAAAGGTGATGGAACCATTTGGCTTGTTACAGAATATGGTCACGAAACTGATACAATGTATACAGTTATCATTAATGCCACAGGGGAGCTCTGGCAATTCATTCACAGAGATATTAGGGTGAAACCTAATGTAACATTTAGAAGGTATGGCAAAGCAATGGATTCAGAAGGCAACAGCCTCAATCAAGCGTAGAGGTACAGAGGGCAAATGCACTCCTATCACTAAACCTGGATGTACAGGTAAGGCTAAAGCTCTTGCCAAGACATTCAAGGCTATGGCTAAGAAAAGAAAAAATAAATAAATAAATATGAGAAATAATTCTTTAAAACCATACGCTAGGTTTCTTAAAAATGGTGATGTAGTACCAGGAACTCTTGCATTATATAAAAGCGCCCCTACTGTTGGTATTTGGAAAGAAATGCAACCTGTAGAGTATTTTAATAAAACTACTAAAAGTTATAGTGGAGTGATTAATGCTACATATCCAAATGCTTTATTAGCTAATAGTGTTGCTTATAGCTTAGTAAGTTTTCTTGATAGTTTAGGTGCTAATGCATATGATACTGTTTTAAATTCTACAACATGTTCAGATGATGTTAACGCTTCTGAATTTGCTAACATATTTAACATAGGTCAAAATCCTCCAGCATTAAATAACTATCTTGGACCATTTATGGGTGGTGGACTTGCTGGATATCCTCATACAGGGATATTAGGAGCACAAGCTTGGCAAAGTCACACTACATCAGATAATAATACGAATGGACCTTTGTTATTAATTAACATGCCTCACATAGGAATCACACAACAAGCTGATCTTATTGCAGCTAATGATAATGTAGGTAGAATGTTAAGAAGAGGTAAGAGTTCTGCAACAAGTGACAATACATGTGGAGCTGTAGCAACAGCTATTGCTGATGCAATTACATTAAATGGTGTAGCGCCAGTAGCTACAAATGCTCCTTTTATAAATAATTATCAAAGATATGAACTTGCATTAATTGTTTATGCTTCTTATGCTTATTATAACACTCATACATATTCAGAGAATATGATTCAAGCTACAGAGCTTATAAGAGTTGCAAGTTATAATATATTACATAATACAATTATTCCTGCATTAGGATCTGTAAATAATTTATATTTATTTAGTGGTACATTTATCAACGCTGATGATGGTTATTCTGCATTTATTAATATTAATTCATTAGAAGTTAGAACTGGATCAACTTGGACATCTCTTACAACAAGTTTTTTAAATAGTTTATAATGGCAAAGATAACACCTGTACCTAATGGTCATCTTATAAAAAAAGATGGCACATCATTAAAGAATGGTGGCAAGATAAGCTGCTGGACTGGCTATGTCAAGAAAGGCACCAAGAAAAAAGGTGGTAGAACAGTTAATAACTGCGTTAAGAAATAATGAGAAAGACTACTAAACTAGATGCTTTCAGCAAGGTTAAGAAAGCCATGAAGCCTAAGAAAGAAAAGATGTGGATGACTAAGGTTAAGAAAGATCTATCTAAAGTTCAACCTATTAAGAAAAGATAATGGCAAAGAAAGCTATCGTTAAAGCTGGTGGTCAGACACATAAGGTATTTAAGAAGAAGGTTGATAAGGGTATAGGTGATAAAGGAGATATAGTTGTAGATCATACAGCTGGTCCTTCTGCTGGTAAGTGGGATAAGATTAATCTCACTGCTAAATCTAGAGCTAAAACTGTTAAACAAGGTGTTGCTTCAGTTAAGAAGTGGCATAAAGATAATCCTGACTATGGCAAAAAGCGAAGCATGGCAAAGAAAGGAAGGTAAGAATCCTTCTGGTGGCCTAAATGCAAAAGGTAGGGCTTCCTACAACAGAGCTAACCCAGGTAAGCCTGGTTTAAAAGCTCCACAACCTGAAGGTGGTCCTCGCAAGAAATCATTCTGTGCTAGGATGTCAGGCATGAAAAAGAAACTAACGTCTGCTAAAACTGCAAACGATCCTAATTCAAGAATCAATAAATCTCTACGAAAGTGGAAGTGTTAACATGAAAAAATTAAAGAAAGCTCAAGTTGGAAGTTTAGTAAAAGGATTAATTAAAAGTGCAATTAAAGGCACTGAAAAAGCTGCAGTTAAAAAAGCTCCTAAAGTGTTAACTTTAGCTGAAAAAGTAGAAGCTCAAAAATTTGCATTAACACCATTTGACAAAAAAGTGGGAAGAGAGACAGATGCAATTTTAAAAAGGTTAAACATTAATAAGTACAATGAAACTCCTCCACCAGCATTCAAATTAACAGCAGAGCAAAAAGCTAATAATGATAGAATTCTTAAGAATGCTAACAATAATATGAAAGCAGGTGGAATGATTAAACGTGCTGATGGATCTATGTCTAAGCGTGGTTTGTGGGACAATATTCGTGCCAACAAAGGAAGTGGAAAGAAGCCAACTTCAGCAATGCTAAAGCAGGAAAAGAAGATTAAAGCTCAAACTAAAAAGAAATAATATGAAAAAGGTTATTAAACGTAAAGCTAAAGATGGTGATACAGTAGAGAAAGGTATCACAAGAACAGGAGAAGTTACCAAAAGATTAGGTTTTGGTGAGGGCTTTAGAGGAGATATGAGAAACGCTATGACTACTGATTCTACTGATTACCAAAATACTAAAGCTAAAACTACTGCTGGTAAAGTTCTTCGTGGTGCTAATAAAGTTGCAAGTACAGTTGCACGAGGTGTAATGGCACCTATTGCAGCAACAACAAGCGCAATTGGTTCTGGTATAAAGGCAGGGGTTAATGCTATCAAGAATAAACAAGATCTTAATAAGATTCCTAAACAAAAAATGGGTGGTAAAGTAGCACCTAAGATGATGATGAAGAAAATGTCTAAAAAGAAATAATATGAAAAAGATGATGATTAAACCTGCTACTAAGAAAACTATGAAAATGGGTGGCAAAGCAAAAGATGGTGGAGAGTTTGGTATGTTATCAGTGAAAGCTGGTATCGATAAGAATCCTAATCCTACAGCTGCTGATCGTATTGCTGGTGCTAAAAAGAAAGCTAAGTCTGGTGCTTCTATAAAGAAAGCAATGATGGGCTCATCAATGATGGCAGATCCTATGATGAAGAAAGGTGGCTCTATGAAGAAATGTAAATATGGCTGCAAGTAATTCAGGAGCAAAAGAGTTACTTGACACAATGATGGATGTTATGGAAAACATACAGAATTGTGATGACGCTGCTTATGGATTAAGAATGAAGATTTTAAATAATATTGATTATTTGATAGATGCTTTAATGGAAGAATATGAAGAAAAAAAAACCTGTGCTTAAAATGCACAAGCCTGCAAAAGCACCTAAGGTGGCACCTCCTAAACCAATTAATGGTAATTATATGAGAGAGGCTGACACACCAAGTAGACTTAAAAGTCCTATGCTTCCTATGAAGCAGAAAAGACTTTCTAAATAGATTTTTGTTCGTTTCGATTAAATTTGTGATTCATTTTGTTAAGTAAAAAGGGAACCATGTGGCTCCCTTTTTCTTTTTAAAATAACTGTAAATAATTATCATGGTTTCCCCAATAAGGATTTGTTTTACTTAAATCTGTACTAGAATATATATTATAATGAGACGTAAAATGATGTCCATGATTAATATGAACAGCAGGATTTACACATTCCCATTGAGTTCTAACGATATTACCTACCTGAGGTTCAATTAATCCTGAATTATTTACTAATGCGTTAGCTAGAATAGATTCACAGTGAGCGATAGCCTCATCAAATCTCATAGTCATTTGATGAAAGGGCTCATGTTTGGTTGGCACTCCTTGGAATCCATCTTTACATATGCCCATATAGTTCATGTTAGTTATAACTTCTCCTTCATTTACATCAGGATAATCAAAGTAACTCTCTGGGTACAACACATCATGTTCTAGAAATGACACATATTTATAATTGTTTATGTTTCTAGCTACATACAACAGTTGCATAACTTGCAACAATTGATTTAGATGAGCAAACGTTTGTGTCCAAGCAATGTATTCAGGAAAAGGATTTTCTGGTTGAGATCTCCACATACATGTAAGAATATCAGCTTTTCCTTCAGCAGCTTTTTCTATACTCTTTAATGATGCAACTATGGCGTTGTTGATTTTTGGATTAACATTGTTTGAATAGAATATACCAAGTCTATCATTATTACTAGAAGGATAGACAAGTAGTCCACCCTCTTCTACTGTTATAGTTTCTGTATCAACTCTTACAACTAAACTTTTTCTATTTCCTGGTGAAGGATCTCCAACAATATCATTGTTTGCCATAATGATTAATCTATTGCCTTTAACTTTAGATCTAACTATGTGTAAACAATCTACACCACCATAAGTTGCGCTAATTATATTCATTACCAAACAAGGATTACATCAAATGGTGATACTAATAACTTATTCTCACCATTGATAGGGATCACTGGCGCTTTACCTAAAGATGCTGGATCTACCAAGATCTCATCACCTACCTTGATGTCTGTAACAAGATCACCAACAGCATGCACTGTAAGCTTATTAAGCTTTTGCATCATTTCTCTTTCAAGAGCTTCTTTTGTGTTGTCATCAACAATAAGTTTACCTTCATCTTTCTTAGGAAGGTCTAGTAACAATCTGTTACCACGTAGTTTTTTAAAATCAGTCATTATGCTTCAATATTAGTTAGTTTCTTAAATCTTGCAATATCATCACCTTTCAAATGAATATCTGATTGGAAGATGTCACGCTTACGTTGTACACCTACTACTTTGCCAGTCTTAGGATTGTGTGTAGGAACCTCCTCAACACGTTCATGGATATCATCTAGTAGAATAACTAGCTCATCATTAAATGCAATGCTGCGAATTACTTTGTTTACATTAAAAGAGTCTGTAAACTCTTTATCACCCTCTATACGAGTGTAAAAAAATTGGTTTGTCATTGGTTTATTTTATTTAAAAGTTCAATACGTCTCTTGTTTACTTCTTCAAATTTGTACATACATGATTCAACATCAGTATGCTCATCCAAAGTTAATAAAATAATATTAGATTTATCATATTCTAGATCAGGATATTTATTCTTAGAGAGGATGTGATGAAAGAATGTTGATAATGGTTCCTTGCCTAGATAATCTCCACTCACTTCTGAGTAATGTTTGCGTTCTTTCCAGATCTCTAAGAACAAGTTTCTCATTGTTTCTATCTTAGTTTTCTGGACGAACATGTCACGCTTAGCTGCTATAAGTCCACCTCGTTTAGGAGTGATGGGTTTACGCTTGATGTGACTCAAACATAAACCCTTTCCCCATACACGATTGTTACAGCTCTCTACACTACACTCCCGTGCTACCATGTCCTGCTGTTCCTCTTTGAGTTTCTGATAATTCATTCACCTCTACGTACTGTGCTAATGGCACAGGCATAATTACTAGCTGAGCAATACGATCACCTACGTTATAGATATCTGACCATGGATTCTTTAAGTTGAATGTAACCATTATCTCACCTCTATAACCACTATCAATTACACCAACAGAATTGGACATAGTTAAATCTGTGTTACGTACAGAGGAACGTGGGAACACAAGTCCCACCATCCCTTCTGGTATCTCTACCGCTATTCCTGTACTATATACTATTTGACCGTCTCTAGATAAATCTAATGATGTAGCTACAAGATCTGCACCTGCATCTCCTGGCTTACCAAACTTAGGCTTTACTGCCTTTTCTACTAACTTCTTAAAGAGTATCTTCATGTTGTTG